ACTACACCGTGAAATCTGGACACAACGACACGACGTTGGGAAACAGCCTTGTGAATGCCGCGATCGCTTACGCTGCTTTTAAGCGAGCCGGCATACCTGCTTCCATCTTAGTCGCGGGTGACGATCTCGTCGTTGCGACGTATGAATACGTCAACGTCGATGAAATCATCTCGATTGAGAGGAATTATGGGATCACGCCTGAAGCCCAAACCTTCACTGACTTTGAGCAAGTCAGTTTCATATCAGGCATTTGGATGAGCGACAGTGAGAGGATAGGATTTGTCCCTCAACCTGGTCGCTTGTTTGCACGCTTGTGGTGGACGGTCAACCCCCCCTCGAAGAAGAAGATGCAGATGTACTTACGTGGCGTTGCCCGTGGTCTTCTTGGCGTCGTTGGGACTATGCCCATACTTCGGACTTGGGTAGGTATGTTCGACTCGGAAGGAGAGAGCACTCGTACGGATAAGTGTTACAACTTCCGTGGCTCTGTATTTTCCTTCAGCAATGAAGGGATCTACGGAAGCTATACAAGGAGGTATGGAATTGTCAAGGAGGACTTGGTTGAGTGCGAGAAATGGCTCCGCTCACTCCCATTGAAACCCCTTTACATAAACCATCGAGTGTTGACGCGCATGATGGAAGTCGACCTCGCTGATGTGAGAGACCGAGGTGCTCTCATATCAGAGGGTGTCGTGCCTATCACCGTACCGAGTGTCGCCACTACGAGCAATGGTCGCTTAGGCGGGGGTAACCACCTCCGCCCGCGTTCGGAGAGAACACCGCTTGAGGAAGTCGTCAGGGAGCTTGAAATGCTCCAGGACTTAGACGACCTCGATGCTGAGATTCTCCGGAGGCGAGCGAGTGCTTTGTAAATTGGCGTGCAAGGCGTGAACCACCTTAAAACAGGTATTTTCGGCATCTTATGCAGCGTGATCGCGATCGTCTACGTGAGAAATTGGGCGCGTTTGGTATATCAGAGTCCGCGAAGGATTGGGTTATGAAAACACTCGATCCCGCAGTGACCTTAAGTACCAAAGGTATCCCCGATAGTAATGCTTGTGCTGTTATGAGACCAGAGTCAACTATCCAATTTACTATTTCCACCCCAACCGTACCTACCCCCCCTTGGGATTGTATGATTATCATGCCACCCGGTAATTTAAATGCCGCCATTTATGCCTATGGGCCTGGCGGCACAGATTTCAGCGCAAGTGCGACTCCGGCCAATTGTGGCACTGGAGTCATTCAACTTGAAAATTACGCTGATCTCCCAAACTCTACCGTGTGGTTTGTAACAGACATTCAAGGTGGCGGTGGATATCCAGCAACTCCTACTACTGCCTTGTTTGCGACCCGAGCCCCGCAATCTAACCCCCTAACCTTTCGTCACATTTATAAGAGTGTGACAATCGACCTTATTGC